GTTAGGAACTCCCTTTGCAAGGAGCTAACACTGATTCTCGACCGGTAGGTCGATGGCAGTGCGTGACCAGTGTCCTAGGACACTATCACCCTAACTTCCCTTTCGGGATTTGTTTCTCCGTGATGAAACACTCACGGAGCAGGACTCTTTGAGCCTTCACTCGTTTCCTCCTCATCAGAGGACTCTTGTGGTTCGGCTCGAAGAACCGCATCGTACTTCTTCCGAAGTGACCTTAGGGAAACCAAGGTATCCGGAAGAGGTCGAGGGTCACCCCTCGACTGTGCGATGGTGAGCAAATCCCCATCGGAGCGCAAGGCCTGGTATATCCGATCCACCATGGATCGGGGTTCGGACTTGGGAGCTCTACTCGGCTGGTCTTTGCGATCAGCTTCGAAGTAGTTCCAAAAGGACCGAGTCGAGAGGACCCAATCCTTTCTACCAGGTGCCCGGGTGTTACCCCAGGTATACATCAGCGTGCTCATGACTGATGCTTTTCGCTCCATGGTGGGATCTGGCTGCTCCCGTTTGAGCAAGTCTTGGAGGGTAAGGTATTCCTCGTACCTCACGGCGAGAGGTTTACCCTTGGGATTGAACCCAAGCCCCCACGGTTCAGGTACCTCGCTTAGCAGTTTCGCAACTGCGTATTGCTCTTTGCTGAGCAAATCGCGAGAGATGGCCTGTCGGCCCAGAGTCCGGATGATCGGCATAAAGCTCACATCCGAGATCTCCTTGTACTTGAAACCATGGAAGATAGTGTGCTTTTGAATTAGCTTTCCAGCAAATTCAGCTGCTTCACTACTTACCAAGCACTTACTCTCCGAAACCGGACAGCGCAACTTGTCCAGCAAGAGGCGATAATGCCTGTGCACGGCCTCATTGTTGATAACGATGTCGTCACCAAGTATGAGGAAGGTGGTGCCTCGGTCCTTATCAGGGACTCCCGCGCTAACTTCCGCCACAAGCGCCAAATGCGCGTGTGCAAGGGCGAACATCATGAAACTGGGACCTGCCCCTAAAGGCTGGCCTTTGGTCCATGCGACTACCCTATCTCGATCCCACATTAGCTTGTAGGGCGAGCGAGCTACCAAGTGCATGAGTCGTAGCGACGACTCAGTGACCCCAGGTACCATCCTGAGGATCCTTTCTTGGTAATCAAGAGGGAAGTTATTAGTAGCATCGGATAGGTCAACCGAAAAGACGGTCTTCCCTTCCTGTAGCCACTTTTGGCACTTCTCTATCCCCTTCATCTGATCATGGGTGCAATCCCATGGCAGAGATCGGAGAACCACTAGTAACCTCTGTTTTAGAGGTTCTAGCGCACACTGTAGTACAGTGTGGGGAGAAGCAAAGGCCCGGAACTTACATCCCGGTTCTTGGGAAGATCCGATAACTCCAACCGGCTCGTCCGGGGGGACGGCTAGTTTCCAGTCGTTATCAAACCCGTGCCATGGATGAGTAAGACGTCGATAATCGTCCACTAGCTCCTGGCCCAGGACCTTCTGTACTTCTGGGAAGCACGAGAATGTCCTGCCCATATCCGACCCTAGAAAGGTGAAAAGAAGACTTTCGTCCCTCTTCAGCCTCTCCGTGTCGGGGCCTCGCTTTGTTGCGATCCATACGCGATAGTCTGGAAATTCGTCCACTATGTGGCGAACGAATCGGACTCTATCACGTATAACCCTATCGGCGTATTCAAGCTTAACCCAAAGAGGGTCTCGCTTTATTAACCTAAAGGGTTCATGCGGTGGTTGCACCACTGACCCCAGAAACTTTCGTTCCTGTGCCCTTGATGGACCTTGCCGCTTGGGAAACACCATTGCAGCATACACCATCAACGCGTTGTAAGCGCGCTTCTGATGTTTGTGGTTCTTCGATTCCAACATGTCCCACACCCGCTTCCACGGGCCTTTCGGCCTACGGTTGCGATGTGCGATCCATGTCCAGTCTTCCATTTCTGGATTTCTGGCAAGGCGATGCACAGCGTTGGTTTTCAGTTGCTTAAGACGTTTCACAACGTTTTCAGCTCCTTCCGACCGTACTTGCATCGTGATCAGATCGACCAGCGGGAGAGTGATCTCCTTAGGTAACCCAACCAAACGAAGTTTGCGGCACAAATCATCCTGTAACGCTTGACTTGAAGTCATAGCAATGCCCCTTTCGTTAGAAAAGGTGTGTTGCAGCGAACCAGGAGAACCTGGCCCTCGTCGACCAGACGAGGATAGCCCGAGCCTA